CCGTCAAGGTATGCCCTAAGCAAACTAGGGTCATAGTTAGCCTCTAGCCGTTTAATAAAATCAGGCGGCAGGTGTGGGTTATCTATAGTTCGCATCTTGATGAGATGCCGGTCTGGCCGCGCCTTGGCTTCATCACTGCCAAAGGTATTCCACATCCACCTAAAACCTTCAGGTGTTGATGCTGCTGCAAATTGCCTTACATTACCTGCACGTAAACGACCTAAAATCTTAGGAAATGCACGGTTAGCAATACTAGGCGCAACAGTATCTATCTCATCAGCTAATACCCAAGCTAAATTAAGGCCGATAATACGTGACCAGTTTTCAAAACTACGGCATAGGATTTTTGTATCACCACCAGCAAAATGTAAAGTGTACTCAGGTAATGGGCTAGCTCTAAACGTATGCGGGATGTTGTACTGATCTAAAAAGTTATCAAAATCATTTTGCCAGATGTCGCGTATCAATGGCCCTGTAGGCTCCATAACAGCACCAATAAAGCCTTGGTTAGCAGCAGCCATCATCACTGCCTTAGCACATAACGCACGTGTCTTACCAGCGCCATAACCTGCGCTGATGCCCAGTATTTCTGTAGTTGTATTGTTAACAAATTCAAGCTGGCCTGGATGTAGATCGTTGCGAATCTGATTTAATGCAGCAGGTAAATCAAGATTGTTAATATTAAAGCCAACACGCTCAAGGATGTTGCCTTCTGGTGCTAAAGCAAGAATACTCACGAACAAAGTTGAGCAAGCTTAGCGGCTGTGTTTATAGCGCCAAGAGCAATGTGATATTGACCAGCACGTCTAGCTTCCATCTGTAATGTACTGCACTGAGATAATAAATCAGCCACCATTTGTGGGCGTTCAATATCCCAATCAGCTTTTAATTGTTCCCGTGCTAATGCTAAGTAAGCATCGCAAGAACTTACTTTTACCCCCCAATTCTCTTCGGCATATTTTATGCAATCAGATCTTCTGCCGCCATTAGCAATAATCCGAGCAAAACGTTGAGCGCGAAGTATGGTGTTGTGTTTTGTGCCTCTTGGGGCAGCCATTAGAATGCCTCCTTGATTTCTTCGAGCATAGCCTTCTTGCCGGTAAACTGCTCCCAGCGCTTGACGATCACGTCGCAGTAGGCGGGGCTCATTTCGATGCCGTAGCAGGCTTTGCGTAGCTTTTCGCAGGCAATCAGGGTTGAGCCTGAACCAAGAAACAGGTCAAACACAATAGAGCCTTTTAAGTATTGTTTAACCGCCCACTCAGCCAACGCCACTGGTTTTTGTGTTGGGTGAACGCGCTGATCTTTTTCGCCTTCACGGATCATGCCGTTCCAGAGTTGCTTATGAATACGAGCTGGCCCAGTCATGTTTGTCCATGCAAGCTCACAGTCGGCAAAAGTGTTGACGATACCAGAGTCGCCACGCTTATCCCAAATAAGCCAACAAGAGGTTGGCGGAAGCCTGTCGGCGTAGTAGTTTCCGCCCCAATAAATCTGCACTGGTATTTGAAGAGACTGGCAAACTGCTATTGCGTCATGCGCTGTTTGAGTTGTGTTGTCACCAATCACTTCGGCGTAGTGTCCTTTCTTTGCAACACCAAAATCTGCGCCAACCTTGCCGTTTTTAACGACAGAAATCCCATACGGCGGATCAGTAAATACCATGTCCGCTTTCTGCCCATCCATCAACCGTTGAACAGCTAACACGTCAGTGCTGTCACCACATAGCAGGCGGTGATTGCCAAGCACCCAGAGGTCACCAAGTTTAGTTACAGGCTCTTCCGGCGGCTCTGGGACGTCATCAGGGTCGGTATTGCCTTCGACGGTATCCAGCACTTCGGCTAGCAGCTCGTCATCCTCAAACCACGGCGTCAGGTCATGCTCCTCTGATAGCTGCCGGAGCATGTCATGGTCCCATTCGCTGAGGTCACTGGAGCGGTTATCAGCAAGGGCAAGGCCTACTTTCTCATCTTCAGATAAGCCGGTACGGCGTACAGCAATCAGCTCATCACCTTCAGCTTCAATAATACGAAGCTTATCGATGCCTGCTTTTTTAGCACCTTCTACGGTGCCATTACCAGCAAGGATGCGACCATCTTCGTCGATGACGATGCTGCGTGCTGCACCGTATCGTTTTAATGATTCTGCGATAAGTGATGCGGAACGATCAGTACGACGGCGTGCATTTTTATGGTCTGATTTTAAGTCTTTAATTGATGTCACTTAAGACGCATCCGATAGGGCGGTGATGATTTTATCGTAGTCGCGGCTGAAGCTATAGACCAGTTCGGGTGGTATGGGTTGCTGCTCGTCTTGGGCGTTGTCGCGGATGGCATTTGCTACCGCCACGGCTTGAGTCATTAATGCGTCAAGTTTGTCGATGCAGGGACGGTTGCGTTCAGAGATAATAACCATGATGTGATTAGGTGTTACAGGTTGATGCTAACCGATGCTGCCGGTTAGGTCTACTTTGCTTAACATTGCGCAATGTAGGGCGTTGTAACGCTTGTAACGCCCTGTTACGGTGACCGTTACGCCCAAAACCTAGGCACCCACTGGCTTGTAACGTTGTATACACTACATTTAATAAAATAGATAGTAGTAGTAGTAGTAAAAAAAAGATAAAAGGGCATGGGTTGCTGTTGGTATGTTCTTAAGTGTTTCTCTGGGAAAAGCGTTACAAGCGTTACAAGCGGCACAACCGTTGCGCAGCAAAGGGTTTGGGCGATACACCCACCGTTACAAGACAGCCTAAAACGTTACAAAATCTCAAGTGTGTCAAGTGGGACCAGTGTTGCTCGTGATGGACCCATGCCTTTGAACCGAACTGGTGAAGATGCAATAGTTGCTTTTGGCAAGCGTCGTAGCGCCTGTCTATAGGCAGTGCCAGCCCATGGCGTATCACGTAATAGCCCTTGGAGGTTGGTGCTGCTATTGGCTATGGCCAAGCAATCTTGCGTTACCTTTAAGCCATAACGGCCTAAAATAGATTCAATTTCATCACCAGGAAACATACTGTTTTCGTTTATATAAGCCTTCCCATTAACTGCTAATTGAATCAATTCAACAACGGCAATCCTACGGCCACCATCAACTTGTAGTATAGTTTGAAGTATTTTACTCATACAACGTACCTCATCGGCATCATTAGTATCAACCTCACGATTTTCCCAATTCAAGGAATCAATCCAGCTAATTGCTTGCTCAACTGTTATTTCGCCACCGCCATTTGGCTTTAATGTCCATGCACCTGCGAGTAGGGTGCCATATTGATCACCGTAGCGCTGGCCAAATTTTATTGCTAATGCACTAGCTATAACCTTAGAGTTTTTACGTATAAGAGGAATTTGCGAAATAGTTCTAGCTATAAGTTTGCGGCCATTATCATCAATGCATGATGCAAGAATACGGGCTTCAAATCCAGCCCAGTCGTCTTTTGATATTTTGTCCTTGCGTAGGCTAAGCACGCAAAAACGGTCAAGGTCAGCGCGTTGCACTAAGCCAACGTTGATAGAGCTAACACAAAACATTGACCGGATTTCAAAAGTATTGACTCCGCCATTAGTAGTGCCTTTATAGATTTTGCCTCCTTCAGAGCTAGCAATACGGGCTAAAGATAAAATATTTTGAACTTGTTGTTTATCTTTTTGTTCGTTTTGCTCAAGTTCATCAAATACAATAGGAATTGCATCAGAGCGTAGCTGACCGCGTAACCCGGCTTCAGTAGTGCCACCGGTAGCACCTTCAAACATGCCACCAAGCAAAGGCTTTATAAATAGCTTTAGCAGGCTGGTTTTACCGGAGCCAGCGGGCCCCGTAACCCAGATATGAGGCCGCCAATCAAGAGCACCGCAAACTGGGGCAAAAACAATCCATCCAAGCAATAAACTGGCTGATGCCGGGGTTTCCCAATTAAAACCAGCAGCAATATCAACAATTTCTTGAGCTTGTGTATCGCTTAATGCATCATTGCCTGGCCCTTGTATAGGCTTAGCATTTTCATAAAAATAATAGCTATTAAAATTTTTAGGCAAGTTAGTTATTTCGCTTGAGGTGCCATCAATTACTAGCCTACCGCCAAGATGCAGAATAACACGGCTATCATCAAACCAAGTCCCACGACCACGTATTCTAGATGGGTCGTAAACACCAGTATTTATGCACGCAGTAATTAAAGCATCAGCGGCACCAGTCCAATCAATAAAAACTTGGCCTTTTTCATTTTCTTTGCCATAAATATCAGCCCAAATATCAAGAGGAGCGAGTGTAATTAAATAGTTTTTGATATGTTGAGAAGGTGTAAGTGATGTAACCTGACATGCTTTATCTGGTAAATAGAAATAAATATTACGATCAAAACCAAGGCAACGGAATGGCATTCCAGGTAAATTATTGCTTGACTGTTTGCGTTCTCGTGATTTAGTTGGTTGGATTTCTACTAACTCAATATTTGATTTTGGGGTTAGTTGTTGACGGCTAGATTTAACATACGCAAATGCTTCCTCTGAAGTCCATTTTGAATCAGCTATATCCCATTTTTCTGGCGCGTCAGATGGAGCTGGGATAATGTATCGCTTGCCATCACCTTTGATTAAAGCATCTGCTTTTTGCATAGCAATGCGACCTTCGTCATCATTGTCAGGCCAAAACATAATATTGCGCCCAGTCAGCGGTGCCCAATCAACTTTGTCAACTGAGTGAGCACCATTACACCAAGCAACAACAGTTAACTGCGGAAATAATTTTGTAGCATGATCAGCAGCTTTTTCACCTTCGCAAACTAATATCCACGAATTAGGGTTAGCATTAATAGCAGGTAGGTTGTAAAGTGGCCGAGGCGTAGGCCAGGCGGTACCTTTTTCGCCTTGCCAACCGATACCATCAACCCAAGTGCGCGGACGAAATAACTTTTTACCGCCTTTCAGGTTAACACGTTGAATCCAAAACAATGGATTGTTATTAACATCCGTGTAACACCATTGAGCTACAGCACCATCAAGAGATGGTTGTGGTGCATTAAGTGGTGGTTTAATTGGTTTTTTAGCCATGATTTTTGATATCCCAAAGTGTTGTTCTATTGCATTAGCGGCTTCTTTAAATGACCAGTGCTTCATGCGCATTAAAAGTGAAATGCCATTACCAGCACCACCAGCACCATCTTTGCCGCCGCATTGATTGCAATACCAAGTGCCGTTGCCGTCTATATCATCAAAACGAAAACGATCACGGCCTTCACCGCAGGAAGGGCAAGGTTTGTGCTTATCGTCAAGAAAGGAAACAGGAACGCCACCAATCGTCGACAAAATTTCAACCCAGCGCCCACGCGCTAGGTCCATTACATCAATGGTCATGATTAGACCTTAGTTTGCTGTTCGGCTTTTATTGCCTGAGCAATTAAGCGGCGGATAATGGTTTGACGATTTTCAACGCCAGCGGCTTTGGATTCAATCCAAGCCAGCATTTCTAGAGGCAATAGCAAGGGGATGCGTTTCATAAGCGCCTAGTGTCCAACTAATGCTACCGCATTGGCACCTAAGGTGCTACTATGTGACCAGTTCCGTAACATGCGATGGAATGGGCGCTAGTCAATAGCCTACGGGCTAAAGCCACAGAATCAGGCACTGTAGGCATTTGCCCAGGGTGTAGAGGTGAAGTGCGTGCTAAGTGCGGCGAAATTGTGTCTTGGCATTGGGCGCACATCAACGCTGATTGTGATTTGTGGTCAGAGCCGGAAACCGAGTGGCACCGTAAATGGAAAGGTTATTTTCCTGCTGACTGGCAAGAGGTGACCAAGCCACCGCATCGCGCTGATGTTGCGGGTCCAGATGGAGTGCTTGAAATTCAACGCAGTGGCATATCACCAGAAGAAATCCGTGAGCGCGAGCAATTTTATGGTTGCATGGCATGGCTGCTAAATGGCCACGATTTTTGGGAAAATTTGGAAATTATTACAGTTGGTGGTGAGTATTTTCAATTTAGATGGAAGCACGCCAGAAAAACATGGCTTATGGCTAGTCGGCCTATTTTTATTGATACACCATTTGGCCTGTTTAAAGTTAAAAATATTAAAGATGGCAAGTGGAAGGTTATTTGCGGTTCGTTTGTTGAAGCTGCAAAGTTAATGCAAACACTTGACACCTCCGGTAAAACCTGTGCTGGTATGGGCTTGCTTTTGTATGACTCATTATCCGAGCAGGCCAGAGTTAATTTCCTTCAAAGAGGGCAAGAACTTAACCAACTTTTTCATGATTATATATCAAAAAGTAGAGCCGCTTTCCCTGGTAAGTATTTTGGCTCGTACAATGAATGGTGCAATCATCAAACTGTTTATGATTTTCTTCTTAAAGCATGTCCGGAGTGGGTTGATTCTTTATTTTTAAAATATAAAAACAAAATTGCCATAGCGCAATTAGAGCTTGATAGGATAAGCGGATGTGATAGAGTGCGCCGAAGCCAATTAATTCAAGATTTTATTAAAATTAGGCCAGAGCCCATTAAGGGATTTGATTTATTTGAAACTTCTTTCATTGAAGATTGTATCGCTTCATTACTAGCGGCAAAAGAACGCAACCCGCATTATTTCCCATGAACCTCCGCCCGTACCAGCAACAGCTAGTAACCGAGATACGCGGCCAGTACCAGCTAGGCCACCGCAGTGTGCTTGCGGTGCTGCCCACCGGTGGCGGCAAGACGGTGTGTTTCAGCTACATCGCGCAAGCTGCGGCACGTAAAGGCAACCGAGTGTTGATCCTTGTCCATCGCGCCGAGCTACTCGACCAAGCCAGTAGGGCAATGCCGGTACCGCATGGAATTATTGCTGCTAACCGTGGCATGGATCTAAGCCATGCCGTGCAGGTTGCGAGTGTGCAGACCGTAGCCAGACGGCTACACCTGCTGCCACGCGATTTCTTTCAGCTCATCGTGATTGATGAGGCGCACCATACCAGCGCTGGCACATGGGATAAAACGATTCAGCATTTTTATGCTGCCAAGCTTTTAGGTGTTACCGCTACACCTATTAGAGGTGATGGTCGCGGCCTGGGTGGTCATTACCAGGTAATGGTGGAAGGGCCTACAGCGCAACAGCTAACGGATGATGGTTATTTAGCACCAGCCAAGGTGTTAGCACCGCCTGGGTTTGATAGCGCCGGGCTGCGTAAAAAGATGGGTGATTTTGACACTAAAGATGCGGAGCAACGTGTCGGCACGATTATGGGCGATTGCGTAAACCATTACCGCAAACATCTAGATGGCCAAACGGCGATTGCATTTTGCTGCTCTGTTGCACATGCGGAGGCTACGGCCCGGCTGTTTCAGTCGGCTGGTATTGCGGCTGCCAGTATTGATGGCACGATGAGCAGCGAACGGCGGCGGGATTTGCTGAGCGAACTGGGCACCGGTCGGCTGAAGGTGCTCACCAGTTGCGCACTTATTGGTGAGGGCGTTGATGTGCCAAGCGTTGGCGGCTGCATCCTGCTACGACCTACGACCAGCGTTGGACTGCACCTACAGATGATTGGTCGGTGTTTGCGCCCGCAAGATGGCAAGCGTGCGGTGGTGTTGGATCATGTTGGCAATACATTACGGCTGGGCCACCACCTGGAGCCACGGGAGTGGAGCTTGGATGGCATCAAAAAGCAAACACGCGAGCAGGC